AAACTACCATCAAGATCAGAGCACAAGACGGTACTGGTGGTACACCTAACCAGTATTTCCAAGCAACTGCAACACGTAATAGTGATAGCGATAGGTTATGGAGTTTTGAAGTTACTAACTTTGGTGAAGGTTATGATGCATTACCATATGCCACTGATTCTGAGACAGGTACTAAATTGAATATCTTTAAAATTGATCAGGCACCTGGTCTTGGTCATGGTACAGATGCAGGTAATGAATTGAATGCAAGATTTGTTATGCTAACATCAAGATCGGTACCAGCAGATGATACGGGATTTGCTAAGTTAGCCACAAACGACTTCTCAGTTCTAGGTGTTATTAAAAATCCAATTGATGTTAATACTGATCAAATTGCAACACGTGATTATTACACTGCTGCAGAAAAACTATTATTAGATACACCATCGCTTTTTGCAGAAGATGAAGAATTTTACAAATCGGGTGATTCAGATTTTGCTGGTAAAGTGGTAGCTAATTCAAATAGAGAATTATTTTATATCAATGTTGGTAAACTAGAAAATGTTTTTGCAGATAGCGATTCTATCATTTCTGGTTCTACTAGCAACAAAATTACCAAGAAATTTGGTAGAGAAATTAAATTAAACAGCGGTGAATTCTTGACTGTGGACTATTTGACAGAAGCAATTCAAAGAAGTTCAGATCAGATCGAATCGTTGAATATTATTTTAAAGTTATAATAAATAGGTAAAGTGAAAAACAATGGCCATTAACTTAAACGTATCACCATATTTTGATGATTTCAGTCAGGATAAAGATTATCTTAGAGTACTCTTTCGTCCTGGTTTTGCTGTACAAGCTCGTGAATTAACTCAGCTTCAATCTATACTGCAAAGTCAAATCAAAAGATTTGCAGATTCATCTTTTAAAGATGGTGAAAGAATTAAGTCTGCAGAAGTTCAACTGAAAACTGATGTATATACTATGAGCCTTGTATCTGGTTCTGGCGATCCAGATTTTCCACTTCTTAACTCACAAGTTGGTTCTATTGAAGGTAACATTGGAAACTTCAAAGGCCGTATCATTACAAATGCAGATGGTACTGTAAGAGCAAAAGTTCTTGATGAAACAATTAAAAATACAATTGACACAAACACAACTGGTAGATTGTATTTCACATATTTGTCGAATACACAATTTACAGATTCTGACAAAGGATTTGTATATGCGCAAGCAGATAATGATCCAGATAGTGCAGTAACATATGTCAATGTCTTTGATAGTGTTACTGAAGCAACACTTGGTCTTGTACAAAGCGGCATTTATTACATCGATGGATTCTTCTCAAGAATTACACCGCAGAATATTGTATTGTCAAACACAACTCATAAACCAACCGGTCAGGTAGGTTTCACGATTACATCTAAAACTGTTGATGCTAATGATGATGCTACATTGTTTGATAACGCAAGAGGTTCTACAAACGAAGGTGCACCTGGTGCTGATAGATTACAGAATGCATTAGACGTAGTATTTAAGAGTGCTACAGATCAGGGTTCTGATCCTAACTTCTATAAACTCATTTCAGTAATTAATGGTGTCATTCAGGGAATTACCATCCCAAGTCCGAGACTTCCAACTTCTCCAGAAACTGGTTTTGGTCCAGTATATTCATCAGTTGCAGATCAACTCGCTAGAAGAACACGTGAAGAATCAGGAAGTTATACTGTAACACCATTTGTTCCGAAGATTCTGGATGCATTAGATGATTCAGAGAGATTTGAAGTATCTTTATCTCCAGGTCTTGCTTATGTCAATGGTGCAAGAATCGAAACACTTTTTGATACACACGTTTCTATTCCAAGACAAACAGATACTACAAGAATTACAAACTATAAAGTTGGTGTTACAGGTACACCATACCTTGAAGTGACAAACGTAAATAATGGCGTTCTTCCAGGTCTTGCAGATTCAGATGCAAATGGTCCTGGAGATTATGCAAACAGATTAGTACTTCTTGATTCTGATAGAAATGCAATTGGTTATGCAAGAAGTTATGCATTCCAAGATAAAGGTTCTAACACTGGTAATCTATATTTACACGATATTAAAATGTTCAAGCACATCAAAATCAAGTACAATGATGGTACAACTGATTATGTGAGTGGTGCTCCAGGTTATATCGAAGGTCAAGAAATTAAAACCAACTCAGCGAAAGGTTATATTGTAAAACTTGGATCTGCTTCTCAGCGCGGTCCTGGTAATACTCACCCAGCTGACTCTGATTGGACATCAAGAACTGAACAATCAGGCAGTGGTCTTGTAGATAGTCTTAATAAGAAGAAAGGTGTGTTGGTTGTCAATGCTTCAGGTAACTTTGGCCGCGGTCAAACTATTGTAAATGATTTGAATATCACTGCGCCTGGAAGTAGAATACCTACTATTGATTCAGAATACCAATTCAATATTGAACAAGTACACTTTATTGAAGGTATGACTGCTGGTTCTAATGCCACACCATTCCAAGCTAGAAGAAAAAGCGGTAGCACAGCGAAAAATATTCAATCGGCTTTGTTATACGATACCGGCAAAGAAATTTCCGGAATGAGAGAAGATATTCAACCATTTGACAATGACTTTACTCTTATGTATAAAAATCCACCTACTGTTACATCATCAACTGGTGGTCTATCGATAACACCACAAACAAGTGATACTCAATGGAGCACACAGTTTGGTAGAAATGGTGCCTACAAGAAAACATTTATTGATGATGCTACTGAAATTACAAAAACACTTAAATTTGCAACATTAAAAATTAGAAATGTTACATCAGCCTTTGATAGAAGTTCAAACCCAATTAACTTCTCATGGGTTGCAAGAGATAGACAAATCAACCTTTTCTATCCAGATATCTACAAAGTATATGGAATTGCAAAAGGTACTAATAATAATGAATTTGGTACGAGTACAACCACTCCAAATGCTTCATTCCCTAGAATTGAGTTGAATATTTCTGGTGGTGGTACAATCGTACAAGGTACACGCCTTGTTGGTAAATCATCTGGTACTGAAGCAATTGTAGCTTTAAGTAATACTTTGTCTGAAGGTGAAAGTCTTCTATCAAATATTTCCGGATATCATGTTGTAAAAACTGGTACAGGTGATGCTACAAAGGTTGAAGTTGTCTTTACAAAAGGATCAGCATTTAATGCAAGTGAAGTTATAAAAGTTGTAGTTCCAGCGGGTGAAACAACTTTTAATGCTCAAGTTACTTACGTTGGACTAGATACTAAAAAAGCTGGACAAGATATTACTGCAAACTATAATTTAGATAATGGTCAAAGACCTGATTACTATGGCATTGGTGCAATCAATAGAAGAGACGATGTTGCAGAACCAGACCAAGGTGATCTGTTTATCTTCTACTCGTATTTTGATGCAGATCCATTTGACTCTTATTTCTACAATGCTGATTCATATAGCGGTTCTGGATTCTTTGATGTAGATCCGAGATACTTTGATGATACTCAGTCTATTGTTAATACTGAACCACTTGATGGTCAAAACCTAAGAAATGCTATTGATTTTAGATTTAGGCAAAGACTGACTGCAGGTTCTGGTGATGTTACTAAAAACCCACTTTCTTTCTCTGGCAGAACCCTGGACAACACTGGTTATAGAGTTCTTCCAGACTCCACATTTACATCCGATATTGACTTCTTCAATGGTCAAAAAGTTACTATCGTCTGTACAGATACGGGTGTCTTTAAAACTGTAGCGAGTGCATCTTCATTGGATCCAAAAGATCCAATAATTTTCAATGATGGCATGCCAATCTGCGATTTAGAAGTTCCACCAGCTGTAAGATACGCCGAAAAAGAAGTTTTCGTTGAAACAAAAAATCATAGAAGATATTCTATGAAAGATATCGCTGAACTCGATCAGAGATTGGAAACTGTTGAAAATGGATTGGCGCTATCTATACTGGAATCACAGGCACTGCATGAAAATGTAGATGATCGCTTAAAAGCCGGCTTTGTTGTAGATGATTTTGCCGATCCAATCGGCGTTGCAGATATCGATAATGCACAATATGCAGCTTCAAATGATATTGGTCAAGGTCAAATGAGACCACCAGTAGTTGAAACATTCTTTGATGTACAAAGAGTATCTGATGGCATTAATGTAGATACATATTATATCGACAAAGGTCCAGGATATGTCTTAAAATCATACACGCAAGAGAAAATGCTAGAACAATTATTTGCATCTTCTACAATTCGTGTAAACCCATATGCAACATGGACATTTAACGGTGATATTTCTATTAATCCAGATCAAGATTTTTGGAGAGACCCATCTAGTAGAGTTGTTGCTGGTTACCAATTAGATAGAACAAGCTTTGGTGGTGGTGTTACTGCAGTAAGCGAAGACGTATTTAGAAACCTTCGAAGTGTAACAGCTGTTGTTCCAGGATCGAGATTCAATACAACATCTACTAACTGGACTGGTATTAGAACAACTTCTAGTACACGCCGCGTATCTGTAGAAGAAAGAAATAGATTGCGCGCTTCAGGTGTACCGCAAACAAGCATCGGTCTACGATTAAGAACTACAACCACGGTAAGAGCTGGTACAAGAACAACAAGAACATTTGAAAGAACTGCAAGAGAGTTTTCTACAAGCACAAGATTCCAAACTCGCGAAGTAAGAGAATTAGATGATGCTTTCATGAGATCAATTCAAATGAACTTCATTGTTGACGGTATGAGAAAAGATACACCTTTGAAAGCTTTGTTTGATGGTGTTGATGTTACAAAATTCTGTCAGCAAACTTCATATGAATCCACTGGAACAGCAACTTATGGTGCAGTTAATTCATTGACTACGGATAGTCAAGGTAGAATTCGTGGTAGATTTACTATTCCAGCAAATACATTTAAAACTGGTGCACGTAGATTCCAGCTTACAGATCTTGATGATGCTAATACTACAAATGCAACAGCAACGTTTACATCACGCGGTTTCTTCGAAGTTGGTGATATGATTGCTTTAAGATCGCAAGAACCACAAGGTACAAGACTTGTTGGTGAAGCAACAAGAAGAGTAACAGAAACATCAGTACGTAGACAACTTTACGATCCAGTTGCTCAAGGCTTTACTTTGCCACTTGATGCTGGTGCTGATCCTAATGCATTCGATCCTAACACAGATATTCCAAGAGATTCTGGTTCGTTCATCACTTCAGTAGATGTATACTTTGGATTTGTCGATGTAAGAGATCAGATGAACAGAGTAACCATGCAAGTCAGAGATATGATTAACGGTTACCCAGGACCGCAAGTTCTTGGCACTATAACAAATACAGTTTCTAAATCAAATCAAAACCTTGATAAACCAACTGTAGCAACAAACTTTAGATTTGATGCACCATGTTTCTTGAAATCTAATACTGAATATGCAATTGTGATTCTTTCACCATCAGATACAACAACTGTATGGACTGCCGTACAAGGTGAACAAGACGTTAACACTGGCGGTAAAATCGATAGACAACCTAATGTTGGTGGTTACTATGGTTCATTCTTTAAATCACAAAACAACTCGACTTGGACACCTGATCAAAATAGAGACTTGATGTTCAAAGCATATAGAGCAAACTTTGGAACAGATGAATCTTCTATCACATTGCGAGAAACTTCTAATATGTATGCCGTTCCAATCGGACAAGCCGCTTCTGGTCTTGCCATTGAAACATTTAAAAATTCATATTATATAAAAGTACATCATCCTAATCATGGTATGTATGGTGCAAATGATACACACCAAGTACGCATTATTGGTGTAGAACCTAATGGTGTATTTAGTTCAACACCAGACTCCGAAGAAAGATTTACTGGTGTTGACACCGTGAACGGTGTTCCAATCTCTTTAATAAACAACACAACACTGGCTAACCTTGCTTCAACGAGTTCTGATCTTACACACAAAGTAAAATATGCAACTCAAAATTCTTACTTCATCAATTTGTCTGAAGCAGATTCTGATGCATCTATAGTAGTTACATCACCACAAACTGGTGGTTGGCATAAAAATGTCAAAGCTGGTAGAGGCGGTGGATTTGGTGTTATTGCAACATCCAATATTCAGTATGATGCTATCAGATCAAATGTGAATCCTACAATCTTTGATGGCACATCTATAACACAGAAAATTAAAGCCACAACCGGTTCCAATGTTGATATTAAGGTTGCATCAAATCTATACGGTTACGATCTTAACAGCATTTATTATCAAGCACCTGGTGTAAAAACTCCAAACTTTGTAGAAGTTCCAACTGATGAGCTGGTGGAGTTGACTTACCCAAGTATTGTAAGAAACACTTTGAATAAAACCGGTACTGGTGATTTTGAAGCACAGTTTACACTGACTACTGATAATGAATATCTCTCACCAGTAATGAGATTAGATGCCGCTGGTAATTACTTTGTATTGAAAAATGCTACTGGTAATTTTGTAGATGATTCTGAAATTACTGGTTTGACAACTACTAGTTTACCAAAAACATCAACTTCTAGTACGCATGAGGAATATATTTCTTATCAAGCTGGTCTTGAAAACCAAAGAGAAACTTCTCAGTATATCACAAAAGAAATTTCTTTGGAAGTTCCTGCGAGTGAAATCAGAGTATTCTTTGATGCAGACATGGAACCAGGCAGTAGTTTAGAAGTAAGATATAAAGCACGAAGATCTGGTGATAACACACCATTTGAGGATCTTTCTTGGCAAAGATTCCCAAGATCACAACAATTGAATGAAACAAATTTCGATCCATTCAGTTCTGAATCTAGAAAAATTCAATATGAATTATCTCAGGATATTGGATTTGATTTTGATTCATTTAAAGTAGCATTGGTACTAAATGTTAAAAATGAATCCCTAGTACCGAAGGTAAGTGATTTAAGGATTATTGCAGTTGCTTAAAGATGAAAAAGATTATGTCAGAGATGAAAATTCTGGTGCGATTTTAAATACAAATATGAAGGTGTATTTGAAATATAAAGAAAAGAAAAAAGCAGAAGAACATAAGGAACAAAGACTTTTAAATTTAGAAGATAAATTAGATAGAATTGAAAGTCTATTGCAAGGATTAATCGATGGCAAACAGAAATCTTAAAGACATTCTCAAACCAAATTTTGGTGATGGAGTAGGGGAGTCAGGTACAGCACCTGTAAAAAAAGATAATGGTTCTACTCTAGACTTCTTTGATTCTAACAGAAGACTCAAAGATAATACAAGAATCAATATTGGTACTTCTGCCAACTCAAACACAGGTGATCCGATCAGGACTGCATTCATTAAAGTAGGTAACTTTATGGAAGCATCCTACATGGCAGACTCTGATAAAGATAGACGTTTGCTGAGAATGGAGAAACCATTTGGTGATAGTGATTTCAGATTACTAGGTGTACGTTCACCAGATCAAATCCGTTGGGATAGTGATGCTGTGCATACAAAAATCGGTGTTATTGGAATTGATAGCGATTCATTTGCATCTTTAAAACCTGGCGATACAATTATATTGAGCGAAAGAATTGCACCAACTTCTCGTTCAGACTTCACAGCCAAATTTAGTAGAGCTATACCGCATGGTAGAATCGATATTAACAGCGTTGCTCTCAAGAATGGCGAGTATGGCGTAAATGCTCCAGCATATTTGAGAATGGGCAGCGAAGGTCTACTTAAAGTTGA